TGTTTTACATAAACGCCCCGTCTAGAGGCGAGTACCATGCTTTTCCACAGGATTGTTGGAGGTTCTACCCAGACGCTGCCAAGGCTTTGCTAAAGTGGGCAAAGCGCAACGAGTATAATTGCACGCTTGAATACACAAAATTATTAGACAACCATTGGGGAGATTTCATCGTTGTCTACCGTAAAACTTAATCTTGGCTCCGGTAAAGATTGGCGCAAGGATTGTATAAACGCCGACATCCAGCCGGAAAAGAAACCCGACTGGCTTTTAGACATCTGTAACGTCCCGTGGGGCGAAGTCATTGACACCCGTATGGGCCGGTTCCCGGTCGAGAAGGGGATGTTCCGCGAGATTATTGCCAACGACGTGCTGGAGCACATCCCAGACCTCGTAAAAGCCATGACCAACTGCCGCGACTTACTCAAGCGTGGCGGGGAAATGCACATCCATGTGCCTTACGATTTGTCATACGGCGCATGGCAAGACCCGACCCATGTTCGGGCATTTAACGAAAACTCATTTTTGTATTACACCGACTGGCACTGGTATCTAAACTGGGAAGAACGGTTCACCTGCACGCAGATGGGGTTTGAACTCTCCGACCTCGGCCATGAGATGCGGGAACAAAAAATTCCCACGGAGACCATCATAAGAACTCCTCGCGCCGTGGATGCCCTGCAAGTCGTACTACGGAAGGATTGACATGAATACCTTTATTGCCGACATCAAAACTTTTCTAAACCGACTCTGGAACAAGATTCGTGGCTGAGATTTCTGCTATCCCACAGCAACCCCAACTGGGGCGGCTGGCTCAATTTTTGCGCTACCTTGAAACCGAGAAGCCGGAGTTTTTGCCCAGCCAGTTAGATGTCATGGGATTGGTGCGTCAACTTACCTTGCCGCAAGCCGCTACCGTCGAGAACCTGTCCTACGGAAACCTGCCCTTTACCATGCCGCCGTCTGGCACGGGCGCAATGATTCCGCAGGTCAAGACAGGACGCAAGGCAGAAGTCGCCGATTTGGTCGGGATGTTGGGTGGCGTGCCCGGTGGCCGCGCTGTAATGGATGTGGGTACTAAGTTATCTAACGAAGCCGCTGACGCCATCGTGCGGACGATTACTCGCAACCCCGCCGCAACGGCTCCACAGGTCTTACAAGAGACTGCCATGCCGTTTATGCAGGCTGTGGCTCCTAGAGCAACTTCAGCAATAACGCCAGAAGTAAATTTACAAATGGCGCGAGAAGCGGCAGAAAAAATGGGTTTATCAACAAACGAGCAAACACGGATGTTGCAACTTGGCTATGAGCCAAATTGGTATCACGGTACAACTGGTGATGTAGAAAAATTCAGATTAGATTTGCTTGGCGAAGCAACTGGCGCAGAAAGCGCAAAAAAAGGATTTTTCTTTGCTAGGGACCCAATTGACCCGCCATCTGGCTCAATTATTGAACCTGGCTCTGGGGCAAGAACAGCAAGTGGATACTCCCTCATTGGAGGGGACAGAGAATATAGAGAAGCAATGAGAAAAGCATCCATTGCAGAAAAAAACAGAAATTGGGACGAGTATGAAAAGCAAATGCAAATTGCTGAAGATTTTGCGATTTCACGCCTAAATAAGTCTCAAGAGTTGGTTGCCAAATATGGCGAAGCGCGAGACACAATGATTGATAGTGTGCAAAAAGCGTTTTATAACAAAAAACTAACTCAACAAGAGGCAGAGGCTTTAGATGAAAAATTTAGAAGTCTAATGCCATATGGTTGGTATAACTTATACAATAAAGAGCAATTTGATGTTCTAAAAAACCAACTAAAAGAAATTGCCCCAGAAAGTTTGGCAAATCAAGCATCTAAATCAATTGACGATTTTATAAAAGTTCGTAATGAAAAAATATTAGACGAAAAAACGCAAAGCGGGTCTAATGTAATTCCTGCCGCACTAAAGTATAAAAATCCATTGGTTTATGATTTCAAAGGAAGTGCGTATAGGGAACAAACCTATGCAGACCTTGTGAATGAAGCAAAAGCCAAAGGTCATGATGCGGTAATTCTAAAAAATACTTATGACCCAGGCGCAGGAAAAGCAGAATTAGTTGACGTTGGTGTAGTGTTTGAACCAAGTCAAATTAGAAGTCGATTTGCAGCATTTGACCCAACTAGAACAAAAGAGGGAAGTATTGTGGCCGGAATGGTTCCGGTTGGTTTGTTGGGTGACGAAGGCGAATAGCGTGGTAAAATAGCAACACTTATACCGAACAACCGGAAGGATTCGGACATGGAAACCCATAAAGAATTAGAAAATACGGAGAAGCGTGCCGGTAACAGAGGCAAAGGCAGACCCCGTGGAAGCCCCAACAAGTCCACCGCAGAGGTCAGAGAAGCGGTGGCGAAACTCATCTCCATGAACATCGAGGATGCCGATGAATGGCTTTCTATGGTCGCTTACGGGGACGAGGAGATGGGGGTAAAGCCTGACCCCGGCAAGGCACTTGACCTCTTACACAAGATGGCTGAGTTCCACATTCCCAAGTTAGCCCGCACCGAGGTGACGGGTGCTGAGAACGGCCCACTCACCATTAAGGTGGTGACGGGGATATGACGGAGGTCGTGGTTGAAACCGGATACGCACCGAGAACCCAGCAACGGCAGATTCACGACGCTGTGGCCGAGCATCGGTTTGTGGTGGTGGTCGCTCACCGCCGGATGGGCAAGACTGTGGCTGCGCTTAATCAACTCATCCACGCCGCCTTGGAATGCGAGAAGCCAGACCCGCGTTTTGCTTACATCGCGCCCACTTACGGACAAGCCAAGCGCGTCGCCTGGGACTACCTATGCCACTTCACGCGACCGCTCGAAGCCACGCATAACATCTCGGAACTGAGGGCAGACTTCTATGGCCGCCGGATTCAACTTTATGGTTCGGACAACCCGGACTCGCTTCGTGGTCAGTATTTTGACGGCGTTATTCTGGACGAGATTGGCGACCAGAACCCGAAGATTTGGAACGAGATTGTTCGTCCTGCTCTCGCAGACCGCATGGGCTGGGCGTTATTTCTAGGAACCCCCAAGGGTGCTAACCACTTCAAAGACTTCCGCGACCGCGCAGAGAAAGAACCCGGATGGGCCTTGCTGGAGTTCAAAGCATCTGAGACGGGCATACTTCCGCAAACTGAACTCGACGCTGCCAAGAAAGAAATGGGCGAGGACAAGTACGCCCAAGAGTTTGAGTGCTCCTTTAACGCAGCGATTGAGGGGTCGTATTACGCTGCTCAACTTAATGCGCTCCCCGCAGAACGCTTTCAGGAATTTGCGCGGGACGATTTGTGCAAGACATATACGGCGTGGGACTTGGGTGTTGGCGATTCGACGGCCATCTGGGTGTGTCAGGTTGCTGGGCAGGAAAGGCGTATCCTTGATTTTGTTGAAAATCACGGCGTGGGACTAGACTGGTACGTGAACTGGATAAAGCAGAATGATTACGCGAAGGCTGAACATATACTCCCCCACGATGTCGAAGTTAGAGAACTGGGAACAGGTAAGAGCCGAAAAGAGGTTCTACAAGACCTTGGACTCCACATTACAGTCTGTCCCAAAATCGCTGTCGATGATGGGATACAAGCCGTTAGAAGGCTTTTACCTAATTGCTACTTCCATCCACGAACTAAACAAGGCACAGATGCACTACGCAACTACCGCCGCGAGTACGATGAGAAGCGCAATGTTTACTACGACAAACCCCTGCATGACTGGAGTTCTCACGCTGCGGATGCCTTTAGGTATCTCGCTGTCGGCCTAAACACCACGAGCACATGGGGCAAACCGCTACCGATTAACACGAAATGGATTGTCTAAATGCAAGAATTTGACCTACAAGCCATCCTCGACAACGAGATTGATAACGCCATTGGCTACATCAATACCGAGACGGTAGAGGAACGCCGTAACGCCCTGATGGCGTACAACCGCGAACCCTATGGCAACGAAGTCGAGGGTCGCTCCACCATCGTCACCGGGGAAGTCGCTGAAGCCGTGGATGGTGCGTTGCCGCAACTGATTCGCATTTTCACCCAGTCCGACGACGTGGTGCGCTTTGAACCCAAAGCCCCCGGAGACGAGGAAGCCGCCAAGCAAGCCACCGAGTATTGCAACTGGGTGCTGATGAACGACAACCAAGGGGTCATCATCCTGCACGACTGGTTCAAGGACGCACTGCTCCAGAAGAACGGCATCGTCAAGGTCTGGTGGAACGATGAGACCGACGTGACCGTGGAGAAGTACGAGAACCTGTCCGAGGAAGAACTTGCCCTCCTGCTGGCCGACGGTCAGATGGAAGTCGTGTCCCAAGAGCAGACCCAGATCGGCGAAGTGCCGGCTCCGGTTGACCCGATGATGATGCAACAGGCCGCGATGCAGGGTCTCCCGCCTCCGGCACCGCAGATGGTTCCGGTGTTCTCCTACAACGTCAAGGTCAAGAAGATCGACAAGAAGGGGTCTGTGAAGGTCGAGAACGTCCCGCCCGAGGAGTTCCTG